CACAAACAAACTAAGGATAAATAATGGCAACCACAGTAATCACAGGTCGCGATATTTCTCTATCTTTCACAGGTGGAACAGATATCGAAGCCCAAGCAACTTCAGCAGTTCTAACTAAGACCAACATTCGCGAGACTTATCAGACTCTCGATGGCGAGGCTTACAAGACCACTAACATCGAAGGCACTTTTGCTCTTTCAATGCTTGCTGATTGGGGCAAGGCTAACTCAGTATGCGAAGCACTATGGACAGCAGCAGAGACAGCACCAGATACAGACATCAGCGTAACTCTTACAGCCGCTACAGGCGCTCAGTTCGTGTTTCCAATTATGCCTGAATTTCCAACAGCAGGTGGCGCTGGAACTGATGCTCAGACAGTAGACTTTACTTTCAAAGTATCTAAGGGCGCAGTAGTCGAAACCTTTAGCTAAACAATAGAAACGGGAGCAAACAATGCAACAGCAAATAACAATTAAATATGTTGATGGATCGGAAACCACTTACCTGGTTCGCCCACCTGATTACGCCAAGTGGGAGATGACAACTAAAAAGGTTATCTCCCAGTTCGGTGGCATGTGGGACATCCTTTATGTAACGCATTCAGCAATGAAACGCGATGCAGGCGGCAAGCCAACCAAGACACTCGATGTCTGGATGGAATCGGTCGCAGATGTTGAAGTAGGTGAAGGAAACCCAAAAGTCATTCAAGAGGAAGCGTAAGCCGACTCTTGGTGGAATTGGCGATAGCCACTCAGATCCCTATGGATCATTGGCAAAGCGCCGAGGATATTCTTACAGCGATTGAAATACTAGAGGAGCGTAATCGTGGCAGATGAATTAATCGCCTTCGATAAGACGGAACTTCGCATGGTATTTAAAGCCTTAAAGAATATGGGTGAAGAAGCCAACGATGAGGCCAAGCGCCAATCAGGCGCTCTGGCTGAATTCGCCCGGGCTGAGGTTATTCAGACAGCAAGCCGAGGTAATAACACTAAAGTCTCAGGGCGCATTGCTCAGGGTTCTAGGGTTAAGAAGTCAAGCCGTATCGGTGAGATTACTTATGGCTTCGCTTCTCAAAAGTTCTCAGGTGGAGCAACCACTAGAGATATCTGGGGCGGTACTGAATTCGGATCTAACAAATATAGGCAGTTCCCTGTCTGGTCAGGCCGCGAAGGTCGAGGCTCTAAGGGCTGGTTTATCTATCCAACGCTTCGCAAGATTCAACCGCAGATCGTTGCTAGATGGACAGAATCATTTACTAAGATTTTGAAGGAGTGGGGCTAATGGCAACAGGTACAAGAGCGTTAACGCTCAAGCTTCTTGCTGATGTCGATAACTTCACTAAGAACCTTGATAAAGCGGATAAAGATGTAGCCACCTTCGGCGATAAAGTTGCCAAGTTCGGAAAGATTGCTGGAGCAGCATTCGCAGCCGCAGGCGCGGCAGCCGTTGCCTATGCTGGAAAGTTGGCCATCGATGGCGTTAAGTCTGCTATTGAGGATGAAGCGGCTCAAGCCAAGTTAGCCAATACTTTAAAGAATGTTACTCAGGCAACCGATGCCCAGATTAAAAGTACAGAGGAATTTATTCTTCAGACTTCTCTGGCTACTGGCGTTGCCGATGATGAACTTCGCCCATCGCTCGATCGTTTAACTCGAGCAACTAAAGATGTTGACAAGGCTCAGAAGTTACAGGCGCTAGCCCTAGATATCTCAGCAGGTAGTGGCAAGTCTCTTCAAGCAGTTACAGAAGCCCTTTCTAAGGCTCAGGAAGGCAATCTGGCAGGCTTAGCCGCCTAGGCGTTGGCATTGATAAGGCTGAACTTAAAACCCTTACATTCGATCAGATCACAGCAAAACTTGCAGGTACTTTCGAGAACCAGGCATCGAAGCAAGCCGATACATTCCAAGGAAAGTTAAGCCGATTACAGGTTGCATTCGATGAAGGCAAGGAAACCGTAGGCGCTTACATTCTCACAGCAATCACTCCCCTGGTTGAGAAGTTGGTTAAAGATGTTATTCCTGCAATCGCAGATTTCACTAGCAACCTAGGCGATAAACTTCGCCCGGTTGTAGAGTTTCTAAGCCCAATAATTAATGGCCTTCGATCAGCGTTTAACTCAGTTAAAAATTCACTTAACGACAACAGCGAAGAACTCAAGCCGCTTATCAACCTGTTCAAGAATATCGCTGAATTTGCTAGAGATATTTTAGCGCCAATCCTAAGTAAGACTTTAGGCAAAGCCTTCGAGATTGTAGGCGGAGCAATAGGCGGTCTTATTGATGGCCTAGCCAAGGTAGTTTCATTCTTCGATGATCTTTACAATAAGATTAAGCGAGTAATCGATATTGCCAAGGGTATTGGCTCAGCCCTGAATCCTTTTAGCAGCGCATCATTCTCAACTGGATCATCTTCTCCATCAACGCCATCAGCACCTATATCTTCAACTCCATCACTTTCTGGCTATCGCTATGTCGGTGGCGGCAATACCAATATCACAGTTAATGGCGCAATCGATAGCGAATCAACCGCTCGCCAGATCGTCAGCATTCTTAATGATTCACAAGCTCGAGGAACGCTAGGAAGCGCGGCCTTCGTATGACCTTATGGACACCCGATTGGGCGGTTGAGGTCAATGGGCTTGGCGATGTAACGAATCTAGTTTTATCTGACTTAACGATTACCTCTGGCCGAACAGATATTTATAGCCAGCCAATCGCTGGTTATTGCCGATTTACAATAAAGAACCTAGATCAATCAGCCATCGCCTTCGATGTAAATGATTCCATAGTGGTCAAGATAAAAGATTCAACTGGCACTTATGTTCCAATCTTCGGCGGAGATGTTTCGGACATCGATATTGTGGTGGCCACAGGCGAACCAGCCATAACCCAGAACATAACAGTTACAGCCTTAGGGGCTTTATCAAAGTTGCCGAAAGTATTAACTCAAGGCGTGTTAAGTAAAGACTTCGATGGAGATCAGATTTACGAGGTACTGCAAGCGGTTCTCTTCGACCAATGGAATGAAGTACCAGCAGCAGAAACCTGGGCGGCTTACGATCCCACAATTACTTGGGCTAATGCCGAGAATTCTGGATTAGGCGAAATAGATCGCCCGGGTGATTACGAACTTACTGCTAGATCATCCTCAACTACTGATGTTTATTCTCTAGTGGCTAGCCTTGCGACTTCTGGTCTTGGTTATATCTATGAAGATGCTTCTGGCCGAATTGGGTACGCAGACTCAACTCATCGATCACAGTACTTAGCAGCTAATGGATATGCCTATGTAGATGGCGGCTGGGCTTATGCCAAGGGTATTGCAACATCTAAGCGCCTAGGCGATGTACGCAATAAGGTAACTATTACCTACAAGAATGGGCAACAACAAACAGCCGAGGATGCCGCATCGATTGCGGTCTATGGCACTCAAGGTCAAAACATTCAAACTAGCATTGAGAATGGCGCAGATGCGCTAAGCCAAGCGGAGTTCTATTTAGATATTCGGGCATACCCTCAGTATCAATTTAAGAGCATCACCTTTCCAATGGCCAATCCCAATATCCCAGATGCCTCTCGCGATCAAGCCTTTAACATATTCATGGGCTTACCCTTGGACATCGAGGACTTACCTCTAAACATTGCCGATGGCCGATACCAAGGATTCGTAGAAGGCTGGACTTGGACTACTCGATTTAACGCACTTGATCTAACAGTTATTGTTTCGCCAGTTGCCTTTTCACTTCAGGCTTTCAGGTGGAATAGCGTTCCAGTTACAGAGACATGGAACACGCTTAGCCCTACTTTAGATTGGAATAACGCTACAATAGTAGCCTGACAAGGAGAATATATGGCAACGACAACTAATTATGGGTGGGATACCCCAGATGATACCGACCTGGTTAAGGATGGCGCAGCCGCTATTCGCACCCTTGGCTCATCTGTCGACACCACCACGAAGGCGCTAAACCCTTCTACAACCCTTGGCGATATTGAATATCGATCAGCCACCGCTAACACAAACACTCGTTTAGGCATTGGCACAACTGGCCAAGTTTTGACGGTTTCTGGTGGCGTACCTTCTTGGGCAACTGCCGCAAGTGGCAGCATGACTACACTTGCTAGCGGAACTTTTTCATCAAACGCTTTATCGCTTACCTCAATAAGCGGTGCCTATAAAAATTTAGTTTTAGTAGTTCGTAACGCTTATCTAAACGATGATATTGGCATAAGAGTAAATTCAGATTCAGGCAGTAATTACGGTTGGACTCAAACTCCATCAACGCAAACCGCTAACAATAGCGCGGCAAATAATAGCCGTTGGCAGATTTCTTACCCAAATGTTACAACTGGCAATGGCCCTAACTTCTTTACTATGACCATTCATGATTATGCAAATACAGATTCATATAAAACCTGCAACTCTATATATGGCGGCAACCCACAGGGGTCTAAGGCTTTATCAAATAACTCAGGCGTTTGGGCTAACAGCAACGCTATTACTGGAATATCATCAAGCAATAACTTTACATCAGGCTCATACATACTTTACGGAGTTAATTAAAATGAAGATCCTAGAACATAATGTAACTACAGGCGAAGTTATCGAACGCGATATGAATAAAGATGAATTGGCTCAATACAAAAAAGATCAAGCCGCAAAAGAACAACAAATAGCGGATTTAGAGGCGGCAGCAATTGCTAAGGCTGCACTTCTTGAACGCTTAGGAATTACCGCAGAAGAAGCAACACTTCTACTTGGATGAAACCTAAATTATGCAAGGCAGGGCAACAACTTCGCGAACAGTTCGATGATTGTTTCGGCGATCGTGATCGCACCTCAGACGGCTGGATCGGCGATAGTCGCCACTCAGCTCGTAAGTCTGACCATAATCCAGATGCGCAAGGCTGGGTTCGTGCCATTGACATTGACCGGGATCTATCAGGAAAACCAAAGCCAGACATCATGCCTGATCTGGCGGATCAACTTCGCATCTTGGCAAAGTCTGATAAGCGCATCTCGTACATCATCTTCGATGGCAAGATTGCCTCAGCCAAAAGCGCGTGGCGTTGGAGAACTTATACAGGCATCAATAAGCACCGCCATCATTGCCATATATCTTTCAGTATCAAGGGCGATCAAGATGGTTCGTTCTTTCAAATACCACTACTAGGAGCAAGCAAATGAATATGAAGCACCCAGCAATCGTATCTATTGGAGCCTTCTTGGCTGTATGGGGTACAACTTCTAACTTCGCACTCGATTACCGAGCGATCCTTGGTTCAATCGTTGCTGGCATATTCGGTTATGCGACACCTAAAAAATGAGCCAGACAGATCTCTTGAATCTTTATATTGCCACTCTTGCGATAGTGGGTGGATTGGCTGGCTATGTAATCACTCACTTGCTGTCGGAGATTAAGCGACTCAATTCGCGTGTCGATGAGATCTACAACATACTTTTAGAGCGATAATTTTATTATGGCGCGAAAGAAGGCTATCGATCTAGAGGCTTACTCTATTCTCGACCAGTACACAATCGGGCTAAATGAATACTACAAATCACTTAGACGAGCAGGCTTTACGGTTGAATTAGCCCTAGCCATACTTCTTGAACCTGCTACTTACCCAGCAACTATTCTCCCTGCACCTAACTGGCTGCCACTTACACCCGACCGCATCCCCTATGACGATGATGACGATGAGGATTAATGAAGCGAACCGTAGTCATTCCAGACTTGCAATGTCCCTACGAAGATTCCCATGTTGTACGCAATCTCAGTTTATTTATTAAAGCGTTTCGGCCCGATGCTGTCCTTACTATCGGAGATGAAATCGACTTGCCCCAGATCAGCCGATGGACAGAAAACACCCCGGGCTGGTACGAGCAGACTTTAGCTGAGGATCGCGATCGAACAGTTGATGTTCTCTGGTCGCTCTTCGAGTATTCCAAAGAAGCGCATATGGTGCGTTCAAATCATACGGATCGATTGTATAAAGTAATTATGAAGAAAATCCCAGCGTTCTTATCCTTGCCAGAATTAAAGTTCGAGAAGTTTCTTAAACTTGATGAAATGGGAGTCAAGTTCTGGTCAACTCCAATGCCTATCGCTAAGGGCTGGATTGCGATCCATGGGGATCTTGGCAGCCTTAACCCTAACCCTGGATTATCAGCGCTGAACCAGGCTAAACGCCATGGCCAGAGCGTAATTATGGGGCATACCCATAGAGCGGGCAGAAGTGCCTCTTCTGAGGCTTCTAACGGGGTTTTAAGGCGTGTTCTGCATGGAGTTGAAGTAGGACATGCAATGGATCTAAAAGCCGCCAAATACGTCTCCACGCCTAATTGGCAGCAGGCCTTCGCCATCGTTACCGAGAATGGCAAGAATGTCCAAGTTGACCTGATTTACATCGAAAAGGATGGAACATTCCAAGTCCATGGAAGGCGCTATGGCAGGGCTAGATGATTGGCCAGACCTAAATCGGACAATCGATGACCATGTTGATGACCAAGAATTGTTACCGTTTCGTTATCAAAATATGCTAGGCAAGCGCTAAACCAGATGCCATGCTTATCCCAAGAAGCCAGAAACTCTGGCAGATCGGGAGCAGAAAATGAATTGGAATAAGATCGGTTACGGATCATACGAAAGTGGTCAGTTCTGGATTACAGATGTACGCATGATGCACGAAGGTGATCCAGATGCGATTGCACAACTTGGCAAGAATGGCTGGGCTTGCGGTATCGAAGGTTCTATCTGGGCAATCTTCAAGACACTAAAAGAAGCTAAAGCATTCATCGAACAGACAGCATCAGAAATGGTGGCTGCATAATGACTATCTATGAAATCGGATTTATTATGCTTGGCTGGTTAGGTACAGCAGTTCTGTTTTACTCAATGGGAGTAGATGCTGGTTATCGAGAAGGCCGCCGGGCTATGCGCAAGTTTTACGATCAGCAAGATAAGGTAAGAGTATGAAAGCCAATGATTACCTTACAGAAGCTAGAGCCATCATCCAGGATCGTGGTCTTGACTACGGCCATCCATCGGACAATATGTCCCGAACCGCATCCCTATGGGCTGCATACCTTGAAATGCCAGTTGAGCCTCACCAAGTTGCAATGTGTCTGGCGCTGGTCAAAGTCGCAAGATCAATGGAAACTGGAAAAGTCGATAACTACATCGATGGCGCGGCTTACTTCGCGATCTCTGGTCAACTCAAATTAGAGGAGAATGAACTCTATGTTTAATCTTGAAGATTATGAAACAGTTGAAGAACGCCTAGCGAAGTTTTGGAAGGAACATCCAGATGGTCGAATTTATACTAC